ATGGAGCTCTTTTCAATTAGAATACAGCGCACTTTTCAATTAGTATCTACATCGCAACTGGCTTCTACCATTTTTACAGGTATCGGACTTCCGGCTATTGAAATCAAGGAAGATTATGTGGTAGACCAAACAGGTAAGAATATCCCCATTTATGCAGATGGTCGTATTTCCCTGCTTCCGCAGGATAAAATCGGTTATATGCGCTTCCACACTCCTTATGAAGCTGTGGATGGTGTACCGGGACGTAATTACACTCAGGCAGATGGCGATATGCTGATTTCAGGTTACAAGGACGGCAATGGTCGCTATCTGGAATACACAGCCGAATGGATTCCGCAGATTGCGAACCCGAACCTGATTGTGAACTTCGATTTGAGTGAGATGAACGCATGACAGTAAACGATTATATATTACAGAAGTTTCAGACCTTCGGCGTTAACTTGTCGGAGGCTGACCTTTTCGATATATGTCTGAACGCAAAGATAAGCGGAGGGGGTGAGATGAACGAGGATTGCCAAACACGGGTGTCGGTGGCAATTGCGAAGTTCATCCCCTCTCTATTGCTTCGTGCCACTTCCATCAGCGAAAGCGGTTTTTCTATGTCTTGGAACATTCAAGGCATTAAGGATTACTATTCATTTCTGTGCAAGCGGTACGGTTTGAAAGACGAACTGGGTAACAAACCTAAAGTGACTTTCTTATGATATTCGCTCCACACATATTGCAGGTAAAAGTTATCACCCCGATGGACAAGGATGAGTTTGGCAGACCTATTCCCGGAACAGGTGGTGAATACTGGCAGAAGGTATGCAAGTGCCGTTGTGATGATAACACTACCAAAGAGTTTTCATCTGATAACGGCTCTGTGTATCGTCCGAATTATCATGTAGTATGTGAGAAAAGAATTACTGTCAAGGCTGGTGATGAAGTACGTTGCATGGATGGTGATGGCGTAAGAGGTCAAGGCGAAGTCTACACGGTAAAGAGTACAAACTACTTTAACTACTCGGAATTATGGATGTAGATTTCGATTTCTCAGATGTCGACTCCTTTTTCGATGAAGGAGAATGGGAGGTCGAAAAGAAGATGATTGATGTAGGCGATGAAGCCGTGAAGTACGCGGAGGAACATGGCGATTATCAAGACCACACACTCACTTTGAGAACGTCCAATGATTACGATGTCGATAAAGATGGTTTGACACTGAAAAACGAAGCGGAATACGCATCATTCGTAGAATCTAAGGGATTTGATGTTTTAAGTAGTGCCGCTTTATATGCGGAGAAACGATTAAAAGAAGAATTTGAAAAATGAAATACAGAAAGAAACCAGTAGTAATTGAAGCCATTCGGTTGACAACAGACAACTTCGATGTTGTATGTGATTTTATGGGCGGAACTCCCGTACCGAAACACAATCCCGATTTCGGTATAGACGAGAATGGCAACACCAATGAGCCTTATCTTGGTGTGTACATCGAAACGCTTGAAGGCAAAATGCTTGCAAACTATGGAGATTATATCATCAAAGGAGTAAACGGGGATTTTTATCCTTGCAAGCCGGACATTTTTGAGAAAACATACGATAAAGCCGATGATTCATCCGTAATGGGCTTCGGTGATGCAATCGAAGTGTTAAAACAAGGTGGGGCTGTTCGTAGAAGTGGTTGGAACGGTAAAGGTTTGATGGTATTCAAACAAGTGCCAGCTCATATCGAAAGCGACATCATCCCCAAGATGCAATCTATTCCGCAATCAGCAAAAGACCTTATTCTGAAAGGCAAGGGCTTTATTGACTACACAAGCCAGTGTCTTATTTACAATGAGAATACTGGACGCGCTGATTCATGGGTTCCGTCTATCAGTGATGTATTTGCAGAAGATTGGGAGATTGTGGAATGATAGTAACTACCGACATAGGAAACATTCTCTATCGGGACTGCAAGGCTTTCGGAATAGATATAGTGCCTGATGGTGAAACGCTGACGGGTGAATTGAAGTCCGAAAGGATTGTCATCCACACGAAGAAACAACAGCCGGGAAAGTATTGGAAGAAATCTTTTGCAGAAGTGAATCTATGTGTACCCAATTTAAGCGAGAATGAAGCGAACACAATCCGGCTTAACGAACTTGAAAGAAAGGCTGACAAGCTGCTTGATGATGTAGTAAGCACCTATGACGGTACAACCTATCGTTACTCTATCGAATCAATTGGCGCGGAAGCGGATGCAGCTTTGAAATGCCATTACGTGAATGTGAGAATTTTATTTGAAGTAATAAATGTAAAACTATAAGATTATGATTTCAGCAGTAGGAATAAAAAGAATCTTGTTTGCCGATATTGATAAGGTAACGGCAGACATTACCCCCGAAATCGCAAAGACTTTGATTCAAGCCGCTATCAAAGCGAAAGATGAGGTTTTGAATGTACACGGGGAAACGTGGCAGATTGAGGAAACGGAAGCCTCTGTCACCGGGTACAAGAACCAATTAACGGGAAAGAATTACCGTTACGATGATGTGCCGGGAGAAGTATCGCCCGCTTTCTCTATCGGACAATATGACTGGAAGACCAAGAAAGCGTTCATGGGTGGCGATGTTATTCAGGCAACATCTAAAGATGTGGGTTGGAAGCGTGCTTTGGATAAAGTTATTATCAACAAAGCATTGTTCTGTCTGACCGATGATGATGTCTGGTTCATCTTCCCAAAATGCCGTATTGTTTCCCGTGAAGCCAATACGGATAAGGCAATTGCAATCGCTGTAAAAGGCTTGGTGCAGGAACCGGGAATTGAAGGCGTTTCTTCTGAGTATAACTACGAAGAGGGGCAGATTAAAGCTTTGCAGGCATGAACTACAGTAACCATTGTACCTACTCCTTCCGATGCGACCGTAAAGCTGGACGGTGTAACGGTCAAGTCAAAGCAGGTGAATGCTGGGGCTACCGTTCACTATGAAGTGTCGAAAGTGGGGTACGTCACTCAGTCAGGAGATATTAAAACCACTCCTTCTGAAGTTGATACCACTCTTAAAAAAGAGATAACATTGGTAAAAGCACAAGAGTGATAACCGGGGGATGGATATATACCATTCCCCCTTTTAGTTTAAGAATATGAATCAAGCAGCAAAAACGGTTTCTGATGCTTTGTTAGGGCTGGATTTCATGAATGTGGAGATAGGAGGGATGGTTTATACCATTAAACCTCCTACAATTAAAATTATCTGTCGTGCCATTCATCATTTTTCCAATATCGGCATGACTGGAGATAATGTCATGGAAGCTATTAAAGAGCTTCCTGAAGCTACTGAAGATATGCTGAAAGGTATTTCATGCTTCATCTGCGGGAATGATAGTTTGGTCAAAGAATTGGAGAACGGCACTTTTGAAGAAGTCAAAGATGCCTTGGGAGTCTGTTTCTCTATGATGGATATTTCGGCTTTTCAGTGTGTCAGCTCGATGAGGAACGTGTCGATGTTGGCAGCAAGACCGAAACAGTAGGAAACACAACGTTCTTCGGGCAGATAGCCCATTTGATTGACACGCTGCATCTGAGTTATACAGAAGTGTTTGAGATTATCCCTTATCGGAATCTGCTGATGATGCAACGGGATAAATTACGCGCAGTATATGGTGGTCAGAAGGTGAATAGAATCAGTGGTAAGGAATTGGCTAATCGTAGGAAAAAGAAATAGATATGGCAAAATTATATTTTAAGATAGGTAGTGACTGGGAAGAAGTTGTAAGACTTCGTAATGAAATTGCAAAATTAAAGCAGGAGTTAATGAGCATGGATGGCACGCAGTCTCCTGCTGCTTTCAAGGCTTTGAATGCCCGACTTGCTGCATCCAACCAAAGATTGGATGAGTTGGTGACTAATGCAGCCAAAGCTGGAGCGGAGATGGAAACGGGATTCAAAAGGAAAATCTTCGATGCTTCCCAGGCCGTGAATGGATTCACAGAGAAGATTCTTGCTCAAAAAACGGTAGTTAAGGATATTGAAGCGGATGTAAAACGACTTGGGGATGCTTATCGTATAGCATTGAAAAGGAATCCGTTATCAGCAAATAGCAAGTTAGAAGAATACAATGCTGCCCGCAAAGCTCTTGATGAAGAAAAGGCAGCTTTATTTGGATTAACCCAACAACAAGCCGAAGCGCGTCTTTCCGTAAAGAAACTTCGGGATGAATACGCCCTTTACAATGATAATGCTAAGGAAATCGTAGAGAGTAACAACGGTATCGCTATTTCTTGGAAGAAAGCATTGGCGGTTATTGGTGGTGCTGGAGTACTGAAAGCATTAGGTGCTGAAATGATTCGTGTACGTGGCGAGTTCCAGGCTGCTGACACTGCTATTGAAACTTTATTGGGAAACAAAGAGAAAGCCAATGCCCTCATGTCACAAGTTCGTGAGTTCGCTAAAATTTCTCCGCTTGAATTTTCTGATGTAACAGCAGCCACGCAGATGATGCTTGGTTTCAACATTGAAGCCGAGAAAGTTCCCCGTTATCTACAAGCTATTGGCGATGTTTCTATGGGGAACACACAAAAGTTTAATTCTATGACTTTGGCATTCTCTCAGATGTCCGCTGCCGGTAAACTTATGGGTCAAGACCTCAATCAGATGATTAATGCAGGATTTAATCCTCTGCAAATCATGTCTGAAAAGACCGGTAAGTCTATCGCTACCCTCAAAGATGAGATGTCTAAGGGGGCTATTTCCGCAGAAATGGTTCAGCAGGCATTTATAGATGCTACTTCCGCTGGTGGTCGATTCTATCAGATGTCCGAAAACGCCTCAAAAGAGATAAACGGTCAGCTTTCTATGATGCAGGATGCGATGGATAGTGTTCTCAACGAGTTAGGTGAGAAATCGGAAGGTGTAATTATGGACGGCATTCAGATGACTACTTCTTTGATTGAAAACTACGAAACAGTCGGCAAGATACTTGCTGGATTAGTAGTTACTTATGGCGCATATCGTACTGCTGTAATGCTTACTACTATCGCAACGAGCAAACACACGATAGCCGAGATAGCCCTTACCAATGCCCGTGTACTGGCACGGAAAGCACAAATGGCTCTCAATGCGGCAATGCTTACCAGTCCTTATGTTTTGCTGGCGACTGCCGTTGTAGGGCTTGGTGCGGCCATGTGGACTTTCCATGATTCCGCAACTGAAGCCGAAAAAGCACAGAGAAGGTTTAACGAACAGCAAGAAGAAGCTAAAAAACAAGAGGAAGAACACAAGCAGAAAATTGATTTCCTTGTACAGAGTTCCCGTGACATGGCTTTGTCTGATTTACAAAGAGGACAGAGCTTGGCGGAGTTGAGAAAAGAATACCCAAAGATATTCGCTCAATACGACATTGAAACCATTAAACTTGCTGATATTCTCAAACTGAAACAACAGATTGCAGCAGAAGATACAAAACGCGCCGGAGAAAAGCAGGAAAAAGAACTTTCAGACATCGAAGCAGAAATTAAGTATTACGAGAATCTTCTTAAATCCTTGTCTGGGCAACAAGGAATTGATGGGTATGTGAAGAAATTGAAAGATTTGCGTGCTGATAGGGATGTTTTATTACAAGAAAAAGGCAAAGGCATTTCCGAGCAGTTCATATCAGGACTAAACAATATTGATATAAGCAAGTTTGACCGTTACATTGCAGAACTTGAAAAGCGTATCAAAGGTAAGGGGGAAAATGGAAAAATCAAGTTACGATTACCTATTGACGTAAAAGGTTCATTGTCTGATGAAGCAATTTATGATGTAAAAGATATACAGACACTGATTGATACGGCAAAATCCAAGAAACAGTCACGTATTGATGAAGAAAAAAATAAAACTACATATCAGGAAGATTTGGCAAATGCTAAAGTCGAATGGGAGAAAGCGAAAAAAGGGTATGAGGCCTTAATCAAAGATCAGACGGCTACATCGAAACAGGTGAAAGAAGCCAAAGATAAGATGGAGGCATCCGAAAAGACATACAAGGAGCTGGGCGGAGTAACCGGAAGCGCACTGACCAGACAGGAAAATCTAGCAAAAAAGCAAAAAGAAAATCAGGAAAAGCTGGACGGGCAACTTCTTTCACTTCACCGTCAGAACCAACAGGATGAAATCAACCTGATGAGAGAAGGCACGGAAAAGAAGTTGAAACAGATTGACCTTGATTATCAGAAACAGATTGATGCGATAAGAAAACAGGAGGAAGAATGGAGCAAAGCCGGTAACGGTAAGCTGACCGACAAGCAGGCACAGAAAATTTCAGAAGCTTATACCAATGCCGAAAGTATGAGAGATAAAGATATTTCCGATGTAACTGAAGGACAGCTGAAAGCCGAACAACAGGCTTTGAACGACTACTTGAAAGAATATGGCACGTTCCAGCAGCAGAAATTGGCTATCGCCCAAGAGTATGCGGAAAAAATAAGGAAAGCACAGGAAGAAAACGGTGTTAATAGTGCACAAGTAAAGTTACTGGAGAAACAACGTGATGTTGCCATACAGAACAAGGAAACAGAAGCCATAAAAGCCAATATAGATTGGGTTACTGTGTTCGGTGAGTTTGGTTCCATGTTTTCCGACATGATAAAGCCCGCCTTGGACGAAGCGAAAAAATATGTACGGACTGACAAGTTCAAGAACTCCGATCAGGCAAGCCAGAAATCATTGATTGACGCCATCAGCCAGATGGAAAAGTCTTTGGGTGGTACAAGTGGAGTCAACTTCAAGAAACTTGGAGAGGATGTAAAAGCCTATCAAATAGCAGAACAGAATCGTATCAGTGCCATAGGGATTGAAACAGCTGCTTTGGAAAGACTAAAGAAATCACAGGATGATTACACCAAAGCGCAGAAGGGCGGAACGGAAAGTGAGAAACAAGCCGCAGCAAACGCTCTTGAAACAGCACGGCAGAATGCTGACATTGCATCCGCCAATGTGAAGACACAGACTGATATCGCCAATCAGGCCCAGCGTAATGTGACTGATACCGCCACCAGACTGAAAGCAAGCATGGAAAATTTGTTGGGAGGCTTGCAGCAGATTTCATCCGGTGGATTGTATAACGCATATAGCGGAATTATCAAAACCGTGAACGGATTCAAGGATGTCATAGGAAAAACGTCAGAATCTCTTAAGGAGGTTCCCATTGTCGGATGGATTCTGTCCATCATTGACGTACTCAAAGACGGATTAAGTGATCTTGTCGGTGGTCTGCTTGATGCTGTTCTGAACGCTGTCAGTGGAATTATCGGTGATGTCTTGTCAGGGGATTTGTTTGTCACAATCGGCAAGTCATTGAGGAACGGCATAGGAAACATCCTGAACGCAATCTCATTCGGAGGCTTCAACTCCCTGTTTGGAATAGGTGGAAACGCCAAGGAAGTACAGGAAACGATAGACAGGCTGACGGACAGGAATGAAACTTTGCAAACGGCCATCGAGGATCTGACTGACGAGATGAAGGCAAGCAAGGGAATGAAATCGGTTGAATCTTACAGGGAAGCTGTAAAGTATCAGGAGGAAGTCAATAAAAACTATCTGCAAATAGCAAAGGAGCAAGCCGGATATCATAAGAGCCACGGCAGCTGGCAGCATTATCTGAAATGGACGGATGAAATGCTGGAACACGCAAGAAAAGCTACCGGCATGCAGGATTTCTCCGGCACCGATTCCTTGTGGAATCTGACCCCCGAACAGATGAAGGCTCTACGGTCGGACGTATGGTTATGGGATATCATGGAATCTTCCGGTAAGGGAGGTTACGGTGAGCGTGTTACCGACAAGCTGGATGATTATATAGAGCAGGCAGGAAAACTGGAAGAACTGACCGACAGTCTTTATGAGGGCCTGATCGGAATGTCATTCGATTCCATGTATGACAGTTTTATAAGCAGTCTGATGGATATGGAGAAGAGTGCGGAGGATTTTGCTAATGACATATCCAAATATTTCATGCAGGCGATGCTGTCAAATGCCATCGGTGAACAGTTTAGTGACAAACTGAGGACATGGTATGATAAATTCGGTGAAGCCATGAAGGATGATGGTACGCTTGACAATAATGAGCGTAAGGAGCTGATGGATGAATACATGGGTTATGTGGACGAAGCCATGAAGCTCCGTGACGAGCTTGCCGCAGCAACCGGATATGACAAGATTTCGCAAGAATCAACATCCCAGTCAGCTTCATCCAAAGGTTTTCAGGTAATGAGTCAAGATACTGGCGAAGAGTTGAACGGTAGGTTTACAGCATTGCAGATTGCAGGAGAAGAGATAAAGAATCAAAATATCATTCAATCTCAATCGCTTAATTTACTAACAGTAAAAGCAGATGCTCTACTTTCCATAAATACGGAAACAAGAAATATTGCTGATGATACGCGGGATTTGATAGCGCAATCCTATCTTGAATTGGTACAGATTTCAGAAAATACAGGGGCAATCGTCAAACCTATTCAACAGATGCAAAGAGATATAGCAGAGGTTAAAAAGAATACAGCAAAATTATAGTTTATGAATGAATTATTAATTAATGGCGAAAACGCTTATACAACATGGGGTGTGAGAATGGGAGAGGGGTTTCTTGATGTTATTGGGGCATCCGCTCCCATGAAGGATTTTATTGAGAACAAAAGCCGACTTGAACATGGGAAACGGGTAATAATCAATAATCCTAAAGTCGATGAGAGGGAAATAACTCTTTCGTTCACTATCGAGGGTAATTCTCAGTCTGACTATCAAGCAAAGAAGAAAGCTTTCTTTGATGAGCTGTATAAAGGTGTGGTTGATATTCAAGTTCCGGCTAACAGTAATGAGATTTATCATCTGATTTATCTTGGGAAAAGCGTTGCTTACGCACAGAGTTTAGACCGAACTTTTGGAAAAATTTCAGCCAAGTTTAACGAGCCCAATCCGGCAAACAGAAGCTAATTCACGACATTGGTTTTATTGTCGTGTATGTGAGTGCTCAAAATTGGGCACTCTTTTTTTTATCCCCGAACTTTGAAGACATGGAACAAATCGACATCAAAGACATATCCGGTGCTATCCAGCTTACAACTTTGATCAATGAAGGCTGCAAGCGTAAGTTCACTCTGATGAAGGAGGACTACATCATGTTAAAGTTCTCCTTAGAGAATCCCATATATTTCAAACTTGGCTCATACGTGGAATGTAACTTCGGATTGTTCGAGGTGTGCGACTTGCAGAAGCCCGCATTCAACACCAATACCGCCGGCTACGATTACGAATTAAGACTTGACGCCTACTACTGGAAATGGAAAAACAAAATCTTCAAATATACCCCGGAGACGGCCGGACAGGAAGCGTCCTGGAACCTGACCGCTCCGCTTGACGTACAAGTCGGTATAGTCCTTAGAAATCTGAAAGCTCTTGGTTATGCGTATAAAGGACAAGATTTTGTTTTCTCCATTGATTCCACAGTCGAAAACAAGTCCCAGTTGATGAGTTACGACAACATCAACATCCTTGACGCTTGTTTTGAGATGGCGAAGAAATGGGATTGCGAATGTTGGGTGACTGAAAACATCATCCATTTCGGGCGTTGTGAGTCCGGTGACGCGGTGGATTTCGAGATCGGGAAAAACGTGCAGGAAATGTCACAGTCAGAATCCCAGTCCACCTATGCCACCCGTATCTACGCTTTTGGTTCCACCCGTAACATACCGGCAGACTACCGCCCCATTGACGAGACCGTGGTTGTGAACGGCGTGGTGCAGCGCAGGCTGATGCTTCCCGAAGGCACTCCTTACATTGACGCTTATCCTGATATGACTACCGAGGAAGCCGTCGAGCAGGTGGTTATCTTCGATGAAGTCTATCCCCGAAGAACGGGCATCATGTCGGATGTCACCACTATCGAAGTGACGGACAAGGTGGAGAATGAGGACGGCACAACCACCGAGGAAAAATGGAATGCCTACCGCTTTAGGGACACGGGTGTTAACTTTTCCGAGAAATATATCCTCCCCGGTCAGGAGCTGAGGATACGTTTCGCGTCCGGGCTTCTCAACGGTTTGGAGTTCGCCGTGAAGTTCAATCCTGAGGGAAAGCCGGAGAAATTGGAGGATGGCGGATGGAACCCTGAGGCACAGCTTTGGGAGATAGTCAGGAATGAGGACTATGGCAGACCGCTTCCCGGTGATGTGCTCTTTCCCCAGGATGGAGATGAATATGTGCTTTCCGGCTGGGACAGCACGAAAATAACCGAACTTGGGCTTGTGGGTGCCGCCGAGCAGGAGTTGAAGGAAAAGACTGAAAAGTACGCTGCCAAATCCAAGATAGACCCGAGTACCTATGGCTGCACGATGATGTCAAATGACGCATACCGTGAGGATGGCATTCACAACCTCTACAGCATCGGTCAAAAGGTCAACCTTATCAACAAGGCTTATTTCGAGAACGGAAGGCAGTCAAGGGTTATCGGATTTGAATTCAATCTTGATTTAGCTTATGATTCCCCTATATATACTGTCGGGGAAACCGCCGCCTATTCTCGTATCGGGGAGCTGGAGGAAAAGGTTGAGAGCCTTACCCTAAAGGGACAGACCTATACGGGCGATGGTGGCAGCGGTGTGTATGTGATCGGAAGCCACGACTCCACCCCTGCGACAGACCATAACGTGTATTCCGCATTGCGCTCCTTAGTAATGTTCCTTCGTAAGGATCAAGCGGACGGAACAAATTTCTTATTGAAGTTCGGCAAGTTCATCGACTCCATGATTGCCGGTAAAGGTGCCGGTATCTATCCTGACGGGCGCGGTCAGTTCGAGCGTCTTGAGGTACGCGGCTCCGCAGTGTTCAAGGAAATCATCTATAACCGTCTGAACGCACAGGAAGGCGACACCTCATATTCCGAGAACGGAGTCATTGAGTCCGTGGCTTTAGAGAGCGACGGAACTTATACCCTGAAATTGCGCAAGCGCTGGGAGAATGACTTCACCGCATTCCAGGAGGGGGATGTGGTCTATGGGATTGTAAACAACCTCTTTTCAACGGGGGAGTATTACGCCTCGTGGATGCGCGTGCTGTCCAAGAATGTCCCGGCCAACTCCATCTCGGTGTTGTCATACCCGGACAGTGAGGTGCCGGGCGGTAAAAACTATCCTCCCACAGAGTTGACGATCATTACCAGAAGAGGAAACGCCTTCAATGAGGACAGGCAAAGCTACTGGTATTTGTCCGCCACCACGGATAAATGTCTTGTCTGGCTGGAAGGAGTAACGAAGCCTGTCTTGGAACAGAACAACTATTACATGATATTGGGGCGTTTGCCCAATTTGGATTTGTTTGACAATCTCCCCGTCAACTATAAGCACTCGTACATATTCGCCCGTGCCGGCATCTTCGGTGAACTTTACCGGGTGGACTGGCAGGGACTGCCCGTACAGGAACTGGTGGACCGTGGCTTTTGGTCGGCCGAAGTCGCGTCCTCTGACAATCCTTACACCAATACGCAGGAGCGGGCGGACACGGTTTGGCACTACGGCTGCAAATGGAAGTGCCTGATGACGGGAACAGCCGACGAACCGCAATATGCGGCGGCCGGATGGGCGATGCTGGAAGGGAACCCGGAATTTACGATAGAGATCGGCAGCACAAAGGGGTGGTATTTTGATATCGAGACTTTTTCCACAACGCTATATATTACCGGCAAGCTGTACAACCGTGACGTGACAGATCATATACTTGACGCTGATGTGAGCTGGACGCGTGATACCGGGAATGTATCAGAAGATAACGCATGGGCGGTGAAGCGTGCCGGCGCCGGGAAAAATCTTCCTCTGACGATAGATGATCTCGGACCGAATTATACCAACATGCGGGTGTGTACGTTTAAAGCACAGGCGTTATTGCGTGACGGGCAGCAGTTTGAAGTGGCGGAGAATTTTGTAACATTTTAAAATGGTTTTATACAATGGCAACAAAGCAACGAAAAATAGAAATCAACTACCGGCTGTTACAAACCAGTTGTAACATCGAGGTGGTGGGCAGCGTGCCGGACATGCAGGTCTACCAGGCTGACAAAGCTGAATACACTCCGGACTATACGCTGACACCGCTGGTCCTGTTTCCGCGGTGCAACGCCACCGATCCGGAAGCGGTGACTAAAATCGGGGCGGTCAACTCCAGGCTGACCAACATGAAGTGGTACGAGCGCATCGGAACCACACGCACACTTATCACATCGACAAACACAGGCTACAGCATTACGGAGTCCGGTGACAGCAAGGGACAGATCACAATGAAAAAAAATGTCACCGTCCTAAAACCCGTCACGCTGGAGTTTTACGCGGAATATGCCGACACACGTACCGGACAGCTGTTTACTTTTCAGATGAGCCGTCTTGTCCGCGCGGTTGACGGTACGGATGCGATCCCCGTATTGACGATAGACAGCCCGTCCACGCTGGACTGGAACCCGGTGCGTGACATCACCGCACAGACCATCACGGCCAAACTGATGGTAGGCGACACGGACGTGACGGCTACGGGCAAATGCAAGTTCTTCTGGTACCGTCTGTTGTCTACGGGAGCGCTGGAGGCGATAACCACAGGAGCGGGTGACAACGACTGGGAGTTTGTATCACTGAACAAGAATGTATATAAGATTGACCGCAATTATATAGGTGATGACATCACGATTGTCTGCAAAGCCACCTATGCGGCTTCCGGGACTCCGGCATCAACCCCGGGCATATCGGACCCGGCAGTCTCTACGGTGATACGCCGCAGGATTCCGAAGATTGAAGCCGACTGGGAGGGCGTACCTACGGGTGTTCCGGATGGGACTTACGCCATCTTTCCCAGACCCGTCATTCGGGATACCATGGGGGTTATCCCGAATCCATCCGCCATGTTTAACTGTCACTGGTACGTCAAGAAGAGCGGAGATGCCGGATATGCCAAGGTTGCCGACGGATACTCTCCCAGGATACCTTTCAGCAACGGCATGATGTTAAAGCTGGAGGTGGAGGACAGAGGCCCTTACGTGGCGCTGACACAAGGCGGCAAGGTGCTCACACAGGGGGGCAAGGCGGTAGTAGTAAGAAAATTTGGATAACATTAAAAACAATAGAATTATGGCATTTTACATTAAAGTAACGAAGGAGGTTGCCGACCGGTTGCATCTGACCGATATCCGCAACAGGACAGCGGATGGCAATGTATTATTGTGGCAGGCGGACGTGGCACGTTTCCCCGGCGACACGGTATTTGACAGGGCCAAGGAAGCGGGCGGCATCTGCCTGACCCCGCAGGCGGCGAAAGAAGAGATAGACGGTACGGACCATCCCGTCGAAGTATTCACACCTGCCTCTTGGGGGGAGGACAACACCGAAAGCTCCGAAGGCACGGATAGTACGGAAACGACCGGGGAAGGAGGAGCGTCATGAGTTTGGCCAGCGCGACCGGACAGGTCATATTTTCGCAAAAGGGCGGCGTATACATGCCTGCCATCCAGTGTAACCAGGGAGATCTGTATCAGGAGTATATGGGCGAAGCGTCCGCGCCGACGAACATCGCACCGGATTTCGCTTCGCTCAAGCCCGTCTTGTCCTTCATTCTCACCTCTTCGCGGGTGGCGGAAGGGCTGGTGGTCCCTTCCTCCATGAAATGGTATTTCAATGATGTCGAGATCAAGTTCTCGGGCAATGTCTCCACCAACACGTTTGGCGGTGAGACGGGACATTTCAAGTTTATCCCTTACCAGCCCGGTACGACGGATTACTACGGATTGCAGATCGTCAAGAATCTGGTCAAGGCGAGCGGAGCGGCCTCTTGTACCATCAAGGGTGAAGCCACCGTGACCGTTGGGAATACCAGCGACACCGTCCAGTTCGTCTATAGCATCCCCATCACCAAGGGGGTCGGAAACCAAAAGCATGTGACGATCATTGCCGGTGACAACAAGTATTTTACCCTTCGGGACAAAGGGCAGAGCTGCATTCTGAAAGCCGTAGCGCGCATGGGCAGTGACGAGATCACTACCGGACTGGCGTACAAGTGGTACAACCAGGTCAACGGTGCGTGGAGCGTGCTGAGCGGAAAGACCACACAGACATTGACCGTCACCAACGATATGGTTGACACGACAGGTGTGTTCAAGGCGGAGGTGTACCAGGGCGGCAAGCTCATCGGTCAGGACACGCAGTCCGTAATGGATGCATCCGATCCGTTTGATTTGATCCTGAATCCCACGCCCGAGGACGAGACCATCCGGGAAAGTGGTGACACGGTGGTCTATAAGCCCATTCTGGTCAAGCGCGGAAGTACCACCAAGTACAAGGACATGACTTTCTATTTCGTGTTCATGGACAGTGCAGGAGTAGTCCTTAACCCGTCTACTTCCGGTACAGCAGCCACTTCCGGCACGTGTACTTGGGACATGTGCCAGCAGGCAGGAGGCAACGTGGCATGGACCATCACAACCAAGGAATAAGGAGGTACGTATGCCGTTAGTAACGAGGACAGGACAAGTTAGTCTTGCTCCCAAGGGCGACAAGGGGGACAAGGGAGCACGTATGCGTATGCGTGTATGGGGGGCGTCTGTGTCTTACCTGGAGGGCAAGCAAGGGCAGCAGTTTTACGACATTGTACTTTATGACAACCTGCTGTACCTGTGCATCCGTTCGCATACGTCGGTTTCGACGGACCCCCCCAAACAGAATGTGGCTTCGGGAAAAATAAAATACTGGGAGGTAGCACAGAGCTGGACTTTTATCGCCACCAAGCTGTTGTTGACCGAGAAGATCAAGGCGTCCATGATTGATGCGGACGGTATCAGGGCAGTCAATGTGGACATCAGCGGAAAAATCACGGCGGATAGCGGACGTATCGGTCCGTTTTCCATAGATTCCGGCATGTTGTCCTCAAAAACTCTTTATAAGGATACAACAGATACTTATGTTGGTTTCAATCTTTCTGCCGGACAAATTGAGTTTTATAACGAAAGGACATTTGCACGTGTGAAAATCGGGGGAAACACGCAGTTTGTCACCATTGAAGGAATTGCGTATGATGCCGGAATTGACATACAGAGTCCGAATCCCATGATCGGGATGCACATCAAGACTCCGAGCATTCCTCTGTTCGTGGAGGGGGGTAACATTTTCCTTCATCCGAACAATAACAGTTATGTGTCTCTTCATGGCATAGTGGGGAACTGGAGGAACATATCCGACAGCACTTCCCTGAATAACAATGATGACAATGTGATGTTTATTAATACGGGTAATATAGAAGTGACACTTCCTCCGGATGTTCCGGGACATACCATATACTTCAAACGTATGAGCGGCGGGGTAAGACTGACAGGCGGGCGCATCCTGCCTGCCCCCGGAGGAAAAGAGATGTCCTCCATTGATCTGGATTATGCGTCCGGATTCGTTAAATGTATGGGTAATTATTGGGTTATGTTTTATTGCGGATAACAGTATTTAATTAAGAATATTATGAAAGTTGATTTTACAAAATTTCCCCTGTTCACGGGGATAGACAGACAGGATATGGTGATAGCGGATATCCGTAAGGATATTGCTGACGGCATTTACAGGAACGTGCCCGGTCTTCCGGCGCACGTGCTTGCGGAGAAGATCTATCGGAACGAGCTTGTGGAGCTTGCCGATGACGAGATTCATATACTTGACCTCTACACTTCCGCTTCGGTGGGGCAGCTCGCCGACTCATGGCAGGATTATAAGAAAAACAATTTGGAAACTGGTAAATAAAAAATATTATGGAAAAGATGGAATTAAGTGAGGCGTTGAAAGCCAATGCCTCAGTACTGGAAGGACTGTTAGGAGTTAGCAGTAGTACTATATTTAAAGGAAAAGGGTATATCCAATTAAAAACTGAAGACGATATTGATAAAGTGTATGAGCCTGGAGTATATGCAATAAAAGGCACTTCATACAATGATCAAACGCTTCTTGTTTTCAGTCACAATCTGGGACAGTCAACAGTACAATTTAGGACTAATAACTATGGTGGTTTTTTAGTGTTTAGAATAAAATGGTGGAATGGTGCTTGGGGAACCTGGAAGACGGTTTCTTTGACATAAAATTTATCTGTTTGCACTTCTGGAAGGACTTCTTCCACTTGCAACAAATGAAACAAAAGGATTAGCATCCATGAATATGTGTATAGCATACGTTGGCGAAGGGCCTGTTATTTGCATTAAGCCTACGAAATTAAAACAATATTATTATACTCTACTAACGGTGACAGTATACGAAAATGGATATTTTAAAAAAATCGACTTAGCAGTATATTACCCGGTAAAGAAAGGAGGGCATAAATGCTCTATGTCTGGAAACGGCAACATGTTTGTTAAAGAGGATTCTGATTACAATTTATACATACATAACAAAACTTTAAATAACATAAATTATTGCGTATCAATTATAGGAGCTAGCAAATATATAAATATTCCTTCAATTACGGTAGAAGCACATCCTGCAAGCGTTTTGAATGGTTTAACTTTGACTGATGTAGCAACTATGTAACAAATTATAACATTGTGATCATAAATTTATGCTCTGGAAGGACTATTAGGGATAAATGATACATGGTACAAAAGGAGATTTGGTGAAATTACTGATTTTAATGAAGCTAATAATACTGGATATATGTTTGTCGATAAAACCCAATCATTGGATAATAAACCCAATACATCAAGTAATTATGGATTCTTGGAAACGATTGCTATTAATGAGGTCACCATCAAGCAAACTTTTGTAGATTTTCAGAGCAGATTTTTTATTCGAATATGTAATAATGGAACTTGGACTGATTGGAAACAAATACAAACAACATAATCTTAAAAATCAGTCATATTTTAATGGGATACAACGGATGGGTGCCGGTCCACACCCGTCCGCTCCTCATGTTACCAAAGAATTATAGTATTTCTATATCTTCAGCATCATCCAGATTCTCATCAACTATATTCATGGATAAAGACAGGTCAACCCCAGTAGTATCCAAAAACAAAGCACTTACACGAAATGAAGCTGTGTTTGTCTTGCTCCGAACGAAGAGATGATCATTTTTTCGTTTGAACTCTATTTCAGAAATCATACTACCGTTGACTTTCCTTATGATATAGGAGTTACCAGTCTTACTATTAATAAAGAACAGACCTGTAGAACCACCCCAATATACATACAATATCATACCGATATAGGCGTTAGATGAACTCGCTAGGCGAACGACACATACTTCTTGAACGGAGTCTTTATTGCAAACCAATATAGGAGAAAGAACGCCTTTTCTCAAGAGCCCTTTACTTCCTAAATTAGCAATCGGCATCAGTTCTTCCAGCTCTCAAATATTGCTAAATTCTTGTCAAGATATAGGAATTTCGATTGCGTCGGATGGTAAATCTAGATTGTTTTCATGGCTTAGTTTGAGCGACCCATTCATGCCAATGCACAATGTACTGATATACACGTATGCTGATGATTTTACATAAACAATGGTTTTGTTCTCTTTTTTTTGATAATAAACATTAGTTAAATAGATTCCTCTTTTTATCGAATTAACGGATAGATCATCGCTATATCCTGTTAATAAAACAACAGACGGAGATGAATTTTCATGGTTCTTAAATACTGAAATAAGCATTGATATTCCTGTTAAACGATTTCTAAATTCGGCAATTTTACAATACTTCTGCTGGTCTTTTTGATATGAAGTGGTCATTCTTTGAATTGATGGCATCAATCCATCTTTTTCACTCGTAGCAACACCAATCAGTTCTTCCAGAAGGATTTTACTAATCTTCTTAAGGCAATAAATTTTGATAAGCAATTAAAAAAGGAACCCTGCTTCCTTCAACTCCTTCAATTTTGGAAGTCATAATAGTAGTATAGTCATTTTCAAAAGTGAAAGTAAATAATGTTCCATCAATATATTCTTTATACCCTCCAATATATTCTATATTTTTAGTTGCTGGAGATATTACAGCTATTGATGGATATAAATTATAATATTGACTACATATCACCAATATGCCATTTGCTTTTATTCTTTTTGATTCACCTTTATGTAACGAAAATGATTCACTAGTAAAACCATTGATAATCTTATTTATCTCTAACAGTCCTTCCAGAAGGATTTGTATCAATGACTTTTGTATTACAATATTATTTTAAATGTTTGTTGGTCTATATATCGTTTATTCTGTTCTTTTTTTCATATAATGATTCTTTTTTAAATATTTGTTATAGCTTTGCTATGACAATTAATAATGTTTTTTCATTTATTAATTTTTGAATGCCGTGAGGTATTTTAATTAATAAAAAGATTTGTGTATGGAATTGGGCAGGATTGGCGAATCCTGCCTTTTTGATACCGTACGTCAACTACATAATAATTTGGGCAAAACAAAATTTATATATAACTTTGTAGCATCTATATTGAATTAAACATTATTCTAAATCACTAAAAGAGTTTGCTGATAAAAATGTCTAGATGCTATCGTTCGTGATGAATAATGGCATCTTTTTTACAAATGTTTTTTTCACAGACCATTTTTTTATAGATATTATACATCTTTACTTGCGAAAGTGGGGGTGTATTTTTTATTGGCTAAATTTTGCAGCTTGGAACAGAGGATGCATCTTTGCGGAAAAATGGATAAAATCAGATACCGTCTTGTATATAACCGCCAGAACACACTTAACAGGCAGGGCACGGCTCTTGTACAGGTTGAAGCCTATTTGAACCAAAGGAAAATCTACTTGAAGACAAACGTGTACCTCAAACCGGAGTGCTGGAGCCGTGAGGGGGCACAAGTCATTAACCATCCCCAGTCTAACGAACTCAACACAATGCTCTATGAATACATCCTGTATCTGCAAGGCATAGAGTTGGGGTATTGGAAGCGCGGAATACCTGCCACACTCTCACTACTGAAGGATGCTGTCAAGAAGAAAAGTACGGTGAATGTCAGCTTCTCCACTTTCGCCAAGTCAGCCATTGACAATTCGGACAAGAAGCAGTCCACCAAGGACAACCTGCACTCTACACTGGCAGTCCTGCATGATTTCCGTTCCGGATTGGACTTCAAGGATCTTACCTATACATTCCTTCGTGATTTTGAGCAATACTTGAGAGAAAAGGGCAATGCGGTCAATACGATAGCCAAGCACATGAGACAGCTCCGTACCTTGGTCAATGAGGCAATCAACTAGGGATATATGCACGCAGATGCTTATCCGTTCAGAAAGTACAAAATCAAACAGGAGAAAGGCAGACATGAGTTTCTTACCCCGGACGAGTTGAAGAAGCTGGAAACGGTCGAGGTGGAAGAGGAATCCATGCGCCATGTGCTCGATGCCTTCCTGTTCTGCTGTTATACCGGATTGCGCTATTCTGACTTCTGCCAGCTATCTCCGGCCAACTTTATCAAGGTAAACGGTAAGCGTTGGTTACACTTCACGTCCGTTAAGACAGGGGTGGAAATCCGTCTGCCGTTGCATCTGCTGTTTGAAAGCAGGGCATTGGGCATTCTTGACCGTTATCCGGATATCGGAAGTTTTGCCGCTTTGCCTTGCAACTCGGAAGTGAATAAGCAGCTTCGAAAGCTGGCCGGGTTATGTGGTATCAAAAAGCGGATAACCTACCATGTGAGCCGTCATACCTGTGCCACCCTGCTGGTTCATCAGGGAGTTGCGATTACAACAGTCCAGAAACTGCTCGGACATACTTCCGTAAAGACCACACAGATTTATTCGGAGGTACTTTCCAGCACCATTGTGCGTGACTTGAAAAATGTTCAAAGGAAAAGGAAAAAAGTAAAGATGTTTCCCGATAAAGGCTTGAGAACATCTGATTTTATAGACAATCGGTAGATTTCATGAATCCTATTTGTTTTCTATTAATATTGTGACTCTTTAAATTCTTCGGATAATCGAAATATTGCTCCTGATTATTTTTTTCAATATGGATTGAATATGGAATAGTTTTCACTATCTTTGCAGGGTAACCAGGAGCTTGATGGCAATAAATATTGTCATCAGGCTCTTTTTTATTGTCATATCGTGGCAATGGATTTAAGTAATTCTGCAACAATGACGTAAGTAAATAGACATATCTTTGAAGTAGTATTATAATCAGATAAACAATAGACAGAATGGAATTAAACGACTGGTTGGCTATAATCGGGGCTTTCGGAGGATTGGAGGCTGTCCGTTGGGGTGTCACGTTCTGGGTGAACCGCAAGACTAACGCACGGAAAGAGGATGCGTCCGCCGATTCAATGGAGGATGAGAACGAGCGCAAGCAGGTTGACTGGCTGGAAGAACGTATCGCCCAGCGTGACGCCAAGATTGATGCGTTATACGTTGAGCTTCGTAATGAACAGTCTGATAAGCTGGCATGGATTCATAAGTGCCACGAGCTGGAACTGCAATTGAAAGATGCCGAACATAACCGTTGTGACAGGCCCGACAGCGAATGCGGCCGTCGTATTCCACCACGCAGGGCTACATTAATTAAAGATAAGGAGGAAAAGAAATGAAGTTTTTTACGATTGCGGAACTCTGCAAGTCAACAACTGCTGACCGCTTGGGTATCAATAACAGATGCAGACAGGAGCATGTGACTGCTCTGACTGCCTTGGTGGACAACGTACTGGACCCGTTACGCACATGGTGGGGAAAGCCTATAACAGTAAACAGTGGCTATCGCTGTCCGGAACTTAATGCGGCCGTCAAGGGAAGTAAAACCAGCCAGCACATGAGCGGACAAGCGGCGGACATTGATACCGGAGACAGGCAACAGAATAAGCTACTATTCGAGCATATCCGCAAGAATCTGCCTTTCGACCAGTTGATTGATGAAAGCAATTTTGCATGGGTGCACGTCAGTTATCGGGCTGACGGAAATAACAGGATGCAAGTTCTTAAGTTGTAGACTATGTTGGTTAGAGTTATGAACTGGGTAAGCCGACATATATTGCTGGCTCCTTTCATGTGTCTGTTCCTGCTGTTCGGATCATGTGGCAGCTCGCATAAATCTGTCAAGTCAGACACTAAGATTATACAGAAAGATAGTACACGTGAATCTGTCAACATCGTATACGGATCAAGTACGTCTTTGAGCGAACTCATTACCACTAATGGCAACTATGTAATTGATTTCCGTATCTATGATACAAGAAAACCACCCGATAGCCTGACCGGGAAACCTCCGTTATTGGCAGACGGTCATGTGGAAGGTGATTTCAGCAAGAATAGAAAGAAGGAAACAGTAGTCAATGACTGTACAGAGATGAAAGCTGACAAGGAAACCACTTCCGGTATTCATGAGAAAACCAAGACTGAAGGGGTAAAGGAGAAAAAAGAATCCACGCTGTTTAAACAAATCGGTTTTGTCTGTGCTTGTGTAACCGTTTTGATTGTCGTTATGCTGATAGTAAAACATTGGCGCAACAGACAAGCTTCATCATAAGACTTTAAATTTATAAATTGAACTATCCCAGTGATGAGTTGGAATGTGGTAAAAGCAACAAGACATTTATATGTATGTCGGATTCCTCTTGTGATTATTGTAAGGATTATATCTTCATACATATCATTATTGTTGCTTTTCTTGTAAATACTATTTCTTATTTGTAAGTTTGCGAAAAATAAGAATATGGCTAAGTTTTATGATATAACAGAATGGAACGAAAAACCCTTTTTTAACACTAAAGGTACACGCAATAAATGTGTGGTTAGTAATCCTGAAGATGACTGTGTATATTTTTTCAAAACCTCTATGTTGAAAGAAGGTAAAGATTACAAACCAGAGTTCTGGTCTGAAATTATATCTTCAGAAGTAGGTCGTTCTTTAGGATTTGATGTATTAGAATATAATATAGCAAAACATGAAAGTGAAATAGGATGTATTTCTAAGTCCATGAATACCGAAGAAGAATGTTTGACTGAGGGGGTGAGTATATTAACTGGCTATGATAATACTTATAAGCCTGAAAATAAAGAATCATATTCAGCTTATACCTTTCATTTTATAAAATCGGCAATCGAAAGTTTCAATTTGGGTGAACAGATAGAAGATATCATAAAAACTATCATTTTTGACAGCATTATTGGGAATAGTGATAGGCATCAAGAAAATTGGGGATTTATTACGCCATACAAAGAAACCGAATTGACTAATGAAGAAGCAAACCATATCTTTTCTAAATTAAAAGATCGTTTTAAGCAAATAAAGGATTTTTTATCTAAAAACGAAGAACTCAAGAACCCGAACGGACATGTAAAAATGAAAATTCTCAAAATGGAAGGTAGGTATTCTCCAATATATGATAGCGGTTGTTGTTTAGCTAGAGAAAAAAGTGAAGACGCAGTAAAGCAGATGCTAAATGATGATATAATGTTTGATAGTTTTATCAATCGAGGTAAATCTGAAATAAGATGGGGAAACGATGGAATCAAATTGAATCATTTTGAGCTTATAAAAAATATAAGAGTCGAATATCAAGAAATAGTTGATAACATAATAAATAATGTTATATCTTTGTATGATGAAAACAAAATACGTGATATAATTTTTAATATAGATAAAGAACTTCCAAATGATTTGAGGAAAGAATATGGTTTATCCTCTTATCGTAAGGAGCTGATATTTAAACTGATAAAAGAACGCATTTTGAGATTAAAAAACATTATATTATGAAGAGATATATAAAGCGCATCTATCTAATCTGGAGACGTGGCAGAAATGACAGTCGAATAAAGATAGGTAAAATAACTCGAAATCAGACTGAAGGAGTTAGGTTTGAATATATATCTGATGGAGTAAAAGAAGCTTTAGAAAAAGGCTTTAATATGTATCCTGACTTTCCAAACCCAGAAGTTGTATATAAAAATAATGTTTTAGAGGTATTTGCTCAACGCTTAACTAATACGGAGCGTTCCGATATACAAAAATATTATAATTATTGGGAGATTAACCCTAAATTGAAAGAGAATAAATACTACGTACTGGCTCAAACTCAAGGATTGTTATCAACAGATAATTTTGAATTTTTGGCAGAATATTACCCTGTTCGTGATTTAAAATTTACTAGTGAGGTTTGCGGGCTGACAAGAAGACAGTTACCTAGTGGAATATTAAAGGAAGGGGATATACTCGAATGGAAGTTGGATAAGAGAAATTTGTATGACAAATATGCAGTGCAACTCTTTAAGGATGGTATAGATATAGGATATGTTAAAACTGTGCATAGTAAGGTTTTTCATGATTCGAAATATAAACTTTTTAAAGTTCAAGTAAAGAGTGTAGAACAAAATGGACATCTTAACAGAGCGTTTATTTCAATTACAACAATAGATAAAAAGCATTCTAGATCTTATTGAATACAATCTTCCTGACGACATGTTGACATACGGTTTCTTTTCATGCTTTTGCCAAAAAAGCAGTTCATTTGGGTAAAGAAAATACTTAACAATAGGTAAATATTCACAGGGAGAATTTCAATTGGATAGATGTGCAAAAATTCTCGATTGTGGAAAATATCTTAATTCAATGATATTAGTGATAAAGCAAGACTGGAAGAAATTCTACGTTTTAATCCGACTATTGAACAGCTAAGATTATTTAGGGAGAATAGAAAAGGCAGCCAAATAAGCTGCCTTACATTTACCCTTTCATCATATCGGGGTTAAAAACATAATCAATAACCCTACTGTTAACATCATTAATTACGGAAAAATCTTTTTTTATGTATAGATCTGTCATTCTGTTCTCTTTATCTACATGATTTAGTGCTTCTCCTACTGTACCTTTGTCCACTTTTAAATCGTTTCGTGCGATGGAAGCGAAAGAATGCCGGGCTGCGTAAAATTCCAAATCTTCAATGCCAAGAACTTTCCCTATCTGTTTCAAACCTACATTTATGGCAACATTGAGTCTGCCATAAGTGGAATACTTTTTATATAACCTAAAAACTCTTTCTTCGGATACGTCCTTATACTTTTCGTATATGGGCAATATGAAGGGATGAATGTTAACGCTTATTTTTGCTTTATCAGTCCTTCTTGTTGCAGTTTTTGCCCTGTTGTATGTGATTGTAAGCGTTCCCTTGCTTTCGCTTATAGTGTCACAAAGAAACAAATCTGCCGAGTTCATACCCATCAAGCAAAAGGATAATATAAACATATCCTTTGCAAAATTAAATCTGCAATCCTTCTCCTTTTTATCTTTAGTGAGTATATATGGCAGGTTGTATATGGCTCTGATAGTATCTGCGTCCAAAGCTCTTTCGCGGGTACATATTATATTAGGTATAGAATACTTGGTAAATGGAGACCATGGTATCTTTATGTCCCCTGCTTCTTCATCATTATATTCTTTTTTAGCTTCGTTATGCAAATGCCTGATTGCTCCCATATATAAAGAGAGTGCACGTCTTTGACCGAGATGTTCTTCATACGATTTCAAGAATTTGTAATTTATCTCCTTAAAATCCAATTTCTCCCGTCCCAGGAATTTTGTTAAAGAGTTTACCATGCAGGAATACACATTGATTCCATGCTTCTCTCTGTTCTCATCTATCCATTTGCGGGCGTAGGAAATGAAGTCTATTTTTAGAGATGATTCATCAGTTTTGGTTATATGCTCCACAAGTTCTGTTATATCCATATCGTTTATGAGCAATGACAACAGGTTGCACTTGCTCCTATATATGGATATGATGTTATTTAATTCATCTAAGATGGACTGATTTTTGATTTTAAACCCCTTGGTTATATCTTCTTTCGTAACATATATGGAAGTGGGAATCCTTTTAAGCTTCCTATTGTGTGTGACTCTTATCTTAACGTTGTAAGTGCCATCTATTCTTTTCCTATCTTTAAATATTTCATATTTGAATGTTGCCAT